TCGTGTCAATGATTTGTCACCACCAATCTTAGTAATGTAGTTAGTATCTACAGTCAAGAATGAACTTGCTGATGCAGCTAGCAAATTATGGAATGCAATAGCACCCATAGAACCTGTCATGGCAGTAACTTTACGTTTACCTTGAGATACACGACCAAAGAAGATACCATCAAGATAATCTTGAAGCATAGACTCTGTTAATGCACCATTGTAGTAATGAGTATGTCCATCACGCAATTGTTGACGCAAACCTGGTCCAGTTTTTTTCATGTAACCTTGAGGTCCAGCAGAAGTAGTCTTCTCACCTTTCCACATTTGGTACTCCATGTCTTTATACAACTGATCCTCCAGTTTAGCTTGAGCAGCCATCATCCATTTGTCTTTGTAAACAACTTTACCTGTTTCATCTCTAAATGGTACTGGCATACCAATCATTCTATTATCTTCACGCAATGCTTTATCTGTTACAGTAAATTCATTCGCAAATGCTCCAATTTGACACTCTAGTTCAAATGTTGAACCAAACTGCATTGTACCATAGTCTTGATTAAATTCTGTAGCTACAGATGTCCATACTTTAGTAAACTCACGACCAACTTCCAATAAGTAAGGAGGCATAAATTTAGAGAAAGAATCTGTTTGCAACTTACAAGTGTAAATATAACCATTACCATCTTGGATAGGTCCTTCAAGAACTTCCAATTTGTAGTCATCATGTTCACCTTCAATTACATCTGGATATGTATACCAACCTTCATCCAATTTAATACGGAAGGTTTGTTGGTTAATACCAGGTGTTGCACCAGAAGCATCATTTGAATCTAGCACTTCTACTATACGCAATGCTTTTTCCAACGAACCTGTAAGTTTCCAACGATAGATTTCATTATCTATCTCAACTTGTTTACCTTTTGCCAAAGTCCTTCTGGCGTACCTTTACTTTCATAAAGGGTTAGACTATATAATGAACCTTCTCATGTGAGTTAGGTCCCAGATAGTTTAGTCGTTGAAGTTCTTTCATATATGAATCTACAAATTCATATTTAGAAATTTACTTGCTGATTGTCAATTCATTCGGACTTAGGGTTTCCCCTTATCTAATTTCTATTATTTTTTCTGCTTTCGCACCATTACATTTACCTTTTCAGGTTCTGCGTTGGAAATAGAACTTTACGAGTTTCCAGCAATCTAATCTGTTATTACTCCTACATTACTGTATGAGGGCACAACTTTAGTTTATGCCTAATAGAGGTTTACCTCCAAATTGGTCTGTAGATGAGAATAATTGTCCCATCACCTGATCAAAAATATGGGGCTTTCCTGTATCATATGCAGCAGCCAACATATCTGAATCAAAAAACTTGCCACCAAATCCTTCATATTTTTTAGTCTGGATGACAGAGTTGTTAATAAAATTCATAATTTTTGTTTTTTTTGTTTTTAATTAATAATTACAACGCAACGTTATCCCAATCATTTTTCTTAGATTTAGTTGTAACACTAGAATCTTTAAATCTTGATGTTCCTACACTGAGTTTGTCAATAGCATCTTTTAGCTTTTTTGTAGCTTTAGTTTCTTCTAATTCTGAAATATGTGATAAATCAAGTTTATATTCACCTGTCTTAGAATCTTTTACAATTCTATTTAAAATATCTGATACAGCAAGAGTTAACTTAGGATCTTGTAATACAATATTTTTCAATCTGTAATCAAATTCTGACATTTTAGTTCCATCTGCAAGTTTTACTTCACGATAGATATTTCTTAAAGCACCTTCTTTTGCTGCTTCAGGAATTTTATAACCTGCAAATTCTTTTTCACGTTGAAGAGTTCCTACAAGTTCATTAAATCTGTGTTCTTTTAACTCTTCTTCTTTTTGCTTAGCCAACCTAGATTCTTGATAGATTCTTTCTTTTTCTTTAGCATCAAATGCTTTTAATGCGTCTAATTCTTCTTTAGCTTCAGTATCTAATTCTAAATCATCTTCTGCACGCGCAATTAATTTTTCTACTTTAGCATCAGAGAATCCTTTTTTCTTATAAGCGGCTCTAAGAATGGTTTTACAATCTTCAGCATTATCTAAATCAAATTTATCATAACTAGTAGTATCATTTACTTTTACAAATGAGTTTAAATCTTTACCACCTGTTTCTACAATAAATTTAAATAAGTCTCTTGCATTTCCAATACCTGGAATTTCTGTATCAGGTATTCCTTGATAAATACTATTAAGTGCTGCTTGATTACGTAAATATTCTGAATCTTGTACAGCTTTTTCTAGAGATTCAATTTCATAGTTATCAGGTAAAAATAATGCTCCAATTTCTTTTAAAGATTTAACTTTATCTAAAAGTTCTTTATCTTCTTCAGATAAATTATTATCTTCATCTTCTTCATTTTCAATATCTGAATCTGAATTAATATCTTCATCTTCTTCTGTAGTAAAATCTATTTCATCTTCTTCTACTACTTGTTCTGTTTGTTTTTTTTGTTTAGAGACCTCATCTTCCAATAATGGTACATTTTGATTATCATCAAAAAGGTCTAATGTTATTGTATTTTCTTCCATATGGGTGCAAAGTTAATAATTTTTTATTTATTATTCAAACTAGTTTTCAAAGATTTTTTATTTAATTATAGCCAAAGTACTATAAATCTTTATATTTTTTCTTAAAATCTTTATAAGATATACTACCACCATAACCTAATTTAACAGGTTTATCATTTTCTGTTATTATATTACCTCCAAATTCTTTTTTATCTATTTGAGAAGCTGCCCCTAATCCTATAGCTGCTGGAAATAAAGCTTTATATATATTAGGATTAGTCATATCAAATAATATATTACCTATTGCTGATTTTAATTGAGTATTTCTAGGAAACACTAATTCATCTGCTTGATACCAAGGAGAAACTCTTTCTATTCCTCTTGTTTGGTTTCTAATAGCTACATCATAATCTAACATTTGCTCTTCCAAAGGAACATCTCCTCGCCAATCTTTTGTTCTATGAAAATTAAATAAATCATAGTCTTTTTTTTGTTTTATTAAATCTTCAGCACTTATAGGATTATTACCTTGACCGTATAATTCATAAACAGTAGGTTCATAATTACCATCTTTGTGAATACTTTTTGAAGATAAAGCATAGCTTTCAGCTTTATTTTTAGAAGGAGTGGTATATATTCCTCTTCCTGAATAACCAGAATCACCTAATTGAAATTTAGATTCGTCAAAAGCGTCAAACTTTTTAGCAGAACCATGATATTGAATTGTAGGAGAACCATCAGGATTTACTAATTTAGAATTACCAAAAGCTTTCTTGAAATTATCACTTTGTTGTATTACAAATTGTTCAGGTGTTCCTTGAAATGCAGAACCGTCAGGATTTTTCATCCAAGTATTATTTGCTTTCGTAGTTTGTTCTATATCGTTTAAATGTTTAATTACTTGGGGGTTATTATGAAAATCTTCTTTATATTTAACCCAATTTTCCCAGTCTATTTCTGATTTAAAAGTTTGTTGTGGTTTAGGGACTTCTTTATATCCTTTTAACCAATCTTTTTTTAATATTTTACCTTTTTCTATAGGTATGTTTTCATCTGCAATTTGACTCCAAGTTTTATTTCCTTTTCCTTTATAACGTAATCTAAAATCTGTAGCATCTTTTGGTACTTCAGCTATATATCCTGCTCCATATTGGTCAGCAGTGTTAAATTTAGGACTATAATAAGTACCTTGAAATTGTTTAGACATATCAAATCTTCCTGTTTCATCCATTACAGGAGCTACATTTTGTTTTGCTCTGAATACCCCACTTTCTAAAGCATCCTCCATTCCCTCTTTACCTATACCTCTATACATCATTTCAGAATTAGGTTTAAAGGCAAAAGGGTTTAACTTATATGCGTTAGGTAAATATTTATTCCCTAAATTGTCAATTATTTCTCCTGTTCCTGCTAAAGGGTTAGTAAGGTTATTAACAAAAGGTTTTATACCTTTAGTACCAATACCAGCTACAGCTCCCGCAAATAAAGGAGAACCTATACTCATACCTGCTTTTAAATAATTACCATCTTTAACATCTTGTGGTACAGAACCAATTCCAGAAGACATATCACCTATAATTTTTGCAGGATTAATATAATCTAATCCTTCCATGTAACCTGAAAGAGTAGGATAATCTTTTGGATTTCCATATTTAGTATTCATTGCTAATGAAAACTTATCCCCTGTGGATTGAGTTTGGGTTTGTAAGTTTTTTAATGATAAAGGTTGTTTTTGAGCATCTACTGATGCTTTAAGTTTACTTTGTCTATTATTATATTCTTCTTCTAAATGTTTTTGGTTATATTGTTTAGTATACTCAGCAGCTTTTTTTAATTCTTCAGTGGATAGTTTTTTATTACCTGTTGTAATTGATGATGTACTATTTGTTTGTGTTACAGGTTGTATATTATCAATGCCTTTACTCCATTCATATTTACCTCCATTACCAAATTGTTTTGTTTTTAATAACTTACCTGTTTTATTATCAAAGTAATCTACACTTCCTTGTCTATCTTCTTGTTGTTGTCTTGGTCTTGTAAAATAAGTTCCTTTTTTTAAACCTATTGGGTCAAAATCTAAATGTTGTTCTGATTGTGGTAAGTATTGTTGTTTTTGGTTTAATGTTGTTATATTTTCTTTAGGTCTGTCCAATATTATTGGTTGTACAGGTTTTTTATATAATGATGCATATGATGTATATCCTGATGGAAAAGTTCTACGTTGTGTAGATTCAACTGCTGGAAATTCTCCATTTAAAGTATTTAACCTTGATATTGCTTGATTTGTAGGGTTATTTTGATTTATTGCATTTCCTGTGTAATATCTACTAACTTGATTAGCATAAACACTTTCAGTTGTACTTGGATTTATTAGTAAATTTCTCATTCGTTCACCATCATTATGTATAAACATACTATCCTGATAAGCTTGCTGTTGTTGTGGTGTTCCTACCATAGGTTGTCTTCCTCCATTAGCAAATTGTTTTATTGAACCTCCATTTCTAGCCATTGGAAGTTGTTCTTGTGAAGATTTATTTTCAGATATACTATTTAACATATCTATAATCTCATCATCTGAATAGACATTTTTTAAATCCTTTAAAGCATTTCCTCTAGATTTATCTTTTAGATAATTGTTATACTGGTCTTTGTTTATTTTCTCAGTTAATGGATTATAATATTTTAAAAGGGAGTTTTCATACCTTATTTCGTTTAATCTTGACCTTGTTTCTGATGGATTAGCTACATAATTAGAAAATTTATTTTTATCTCTATCTGAACTAAAATTTTTAATTTTTTGTAAATCTGTTTTTGGCAAACCTTTCCAATCTGTTATATGACTCATTTCATGTACTATTGTTGAAGGTGTTACAAAATTAGTAGGTATTTTATAATCAGGGATTTCCCCTAAACGTACTTTTAAACTATCACTTTCTGTTTTTAAATTAGATAACATTTCATTATTGTTATGCCAATCTGAGGATATATTTACAACTGGAATACCTTTTCTAACAAATCCTGTTGTATTAGGATTATGTAAAAGAGTTTTTTCAACATTTAAATTATCAACTGGGTTTAAATTTAATGACTTATTTCTATAATTAGATATTTTTGAATATTCTTCACCAGTTGAAGAGTTATTTAACATTTCATTATACATTGGTGATTGTTGCCAATTTTTCAAAAAGTTATTAGCATCTACAAAAGAGTCTTCTATTTTTTTCTTTTCTACGACCTCTCCACCTTTAACATATTTCTTTAATTTAGGTTTAATTTTCATGGTAAAATAGTTAATTTCTGTTTAAGAAATGGTTTTAGTTCTTTTACCCTACCCGAATCCACTTTAAAAGATGTAGTATCGTAACGTGAATAATATATATATATTCCATCAGGTAAATCTAAATGATACACGCAATCTTCTCCTTGATTGTCTCTACATTCAAGTATATAAACCTTATGTTTAGTTTTAAGATAACCTGGTTGACAAATAAGGGTAATTGGTAGACATTGTAATGTAAGTGATATACTTACAAGTAATATTGTTAAATAGGTTCTCATTTTTTCTTACTTGCAGGTTTTGGTTTAGGTTTCATAGCTGCTACTTTAATCTTGGTAGCGTTATCTTTATCAGCTATTTGTAAATCTTTATCTTTCATTTCTTTTTCATGTTGCATTCTTAAATTATCATTTAACTGATTAGCATTAATTTTATCTCTCTCAAGTCTTTCTTTAGATAGAATTTCTCTTTCTTTAATTTGTGCGGCTAAGAAATCAGGTTCTCCGTCAGAGTTGGCGTCAAGTTCTTTTTGGAATTTATAAACTTCCATTGAAGCTAATTCTTTTTCATGCTCGTACTTTCTTTCTTGCATATCCCACTCATGTGATTGAACATCTTCTCTAGCTTCTATTTCTAATTTAAGTGCTCTTTCTTGTGCTTCAGATTTATATTTCTCTTGTTGAGCTGCTAATTCATCACGTTGTTTCTCTAAAGCTTTCATATTTCTTTCCCATGCTTCAGCACTTGTAGCCCTGTATAAACTCATAACATCAGTAGCTTTAGTACCATTTTGTAATAGTTCTAATGCTAAATCACGCATTTTATTAAGTGCTTGATTATCTGTTTCATTATCTGTAATAAATATACCTAAATCTTTACCTATAAATTGTTCACCGTTAAATTCAATTACTTTTCTACTCATATCGCTTAATACAATAGGGATGTGTTTAACTTCATCTTTCCAACAAAGTATTGTTGTTTCAAGTAAACTAGTAAGAATTTCTCCCCAAAGTAGATTGTGTGCTGTAAATATTGGTTCTGTAATATGACTAGATTGTACAATAGCTGATTGTGTACCTGTTACAGATTCATATTGAGAAGTTTGTCCTTCTCTTTGTCTTGTAACACCCGCAACTTCACCAATTTGTTCATCTAACGCATTTAGAATGTTAATATACTGTGCAACGTGTTGCATAGTACTTCTTTCTGTCTCGTACACACCTTTCTGACCACTTTGACCTGTTGTAGGATTACCTTCATTGTTTTGATTGGGGTCGTAGAAGTTAATACCTAACTTATTATAGTACATATATTGTTCATTAGTAAGCTTCTTAGGAATCATACTCATGTCAATATTTATCAATGGTGGTGCATCAGCAGCAAGAATTTGCTTCATCTTATGCATTACAATAAAGTACAAGTACTGGAAAGGTTTCATTCTATCCATAGTACTAATATTAGCAGCATTAGTTGCGTTATATACTAAACCATGATAACCTAATTTTACTTTAAAAGGATTATCAAGACTTCTATATTGAAAAGGTTTAGGTCTAACATTAACATAAATATCATTAGCTATTCTTGTAGCTTCCCATATTTCAGGTATCCATGTCCATTCTAATTCTATAAACTCTTGTGTTATTTCATCTTGAAATACATATTTAACTTTATCTTCACCATTTTTGTCTGTATATTTTACCTTTTTAGCAGAACTAGGTAATTTATATTTCTCATCTACAAGTTTTAATCTTGAAGGTTCTCCTTCTTCATTTATAACATGTTTAAAACCTACTTTACGCTGACTTCTCCATTCAACATGAACTACATCTACATCTGTAGATAAAGAGCTTCCGTACTGTCCTAAGTAACTTGTAGCACTAGTTGTACCACCTTTAGTTAATCTCCAATCTAAACTAAGATTTAAATCTTGATAATCTAATTCTTTACGTAAGAAACTATCTGTAATACCATATAAGTTAGTTGTAGTATAAAGAGATTCTAATTTATCTTTTTCTTTATCTGTTAATGCATTTTGATATTCATCAAGTACATCTGCTAAAGTCATTCTAGTTCTATAACCCGCATAAAATCCATCTTGAACATATTCAGTTTCAGCACTTTTTTGGAAAAAGAATTTAACAGGGTTAAGTAATTTTACAACAGGCTCACCGTTAATTACACCTGTCCATGCAAATTCTTCACCTGCAATATGTGTATGTTTAAAACCGAAGTTTTTTAACTTTTTAATATCAAGTTTATGAAATAAATATTGTAATATTTCATCACTCATTATTTCAGAAGCTGCGCGCCAATCTGTTTGCATATACTTTTTAATCTGTTCAGGATCAAGTAACGCATTTATTTTTTCTTGTAATTCTTGTGCTTGTACCTGTTTCTCTTGAGCTTCTTCTTCAGGACTTTGTTGCTGTCCTTGTTCTTGTCCTTCATCTTTAGCTTGTTGCTGTTGCGCATATTCAGCTTGCAGCTTAGCTATTTCAAGATCAAGACTTGTTTGTAAGTATTCTCTTAGTAACTTAGTTTGATGTCTATTAAATTCAATTGAAGCTTCACCGTTTACTAAAAATGATTTGTAATTAAAAGGTCTTTTCCATTCTTCACCAACAAGAACATTAATTTTGTTGTATGTTTTGTTATAAGGTTGAATTATATCCTTATACTCTTCACTTGTAATACCAAATGGATTACAGTCTTTTTCAAAATCTTCTTGCTCTATTTGATTATTATATAATTTATAGTTTACAAGTTTACGTTTTATATCTGTATGATATGTATCTTCACCTGAAGCCTGAGTACTATATATACCTAACGT